GCACATGCCTGGAAAGACGCACCCCGGAACTATGTTCTGGAGTGGTTCCGACTTCACAAGGATCACCTAATGGCCCAGATCCTAGAGGCTGTTTCTATTGAGAATTTCTCGGTAGATTCAGTTCTAGAGCCTGGGGCGGGATTGTCAACCGACGTTCCCGTGTCTGGAGGCCTCACGGCCAACGGACTACTTATGGCGATGCGAGTGACGAAGGCAACCGGTTTGTTAGGACGGCCGATCTTGAGCAGGCTACATGCGATAGATGAACCTGCCGGAAAAGTACGAGTCGTTGCGATTTGTGATTATTGGACCCAAGCTGCGCTCAAGCCTGTGCACGAGCATCTCTTCACCTTACTCAAAGGGATTGCGTCTAATGACGCTACCTTCGATCAGGATGGAGTTGTTAATGCATATTTCCTACGTGGACTTCGTCCGCATTGGTCTTTCGACTTGAAAACAGCAACAGATTCAATCCCGCTAAGACTTTATAAAGAGGTCCTAGTTCCTTTTCTTTCGGCGAAAGATGAGGATCCTGGCGTCGCCAAGGAGAGAGTGGATCTGTGGGCTTCAATTCTCACGGATCGCGACTTTTACCTTCCGGTTAAGAAGGGCGACGTAACACCAAAGGCGGTTCGGTATGGGACCGGACAACCGATGGGTGCTCTGTCTTCCTGGGCGTCGATGGCCTTGGTACACCATAGCCTAGTGCAGTTTGCTCATTACAAAGCAACACAGCAAGAGGAGTGGTTCAAGGATTACCTAATCTTAGGAGATGATGTCGACATTGCCACTTCATCCGCCGTAGCTACGGCGTATAAAGAGGTGTGTGCCGATTTCTCTATTACCATCGGTCTTGCGAAGTCATTACAGTCCGATAAGAACTGTTTTGAATTTGCTAACCGACGGTACATCCCAGAGGGGGATATCTCACCGTTGTCGTTTCGTGAAGAGCTAGCATGCTCAACATGGACGCAGCGGTTAGAATTCTCCAAAAGGATACTCCGACGGATTGGGAAACCATTGACAGAGGTTTCTGCCTTACTACGTAGGGCAGTCACTTCAGCACAGTGGACAGTCCTCGCTCCGGAGATGTCTGGGCGCCGACCTTCGTCGATTCTCAGACTAGTTCGTTATTGTCTACTTAATCCTCTTCAGTCAAAGACTGATAGAGAGGATTTAAGTATATCTTCCGTTCTCGACTGGTTGACAAATGTCTTACCAGAAGAGGATATTGCGATAATACGCAAGATCAAGGTTGATAACGTTCTAGCCCGGAATCTGAGCCGACGCTTGGTAGAACATCTTCGCGAGAAGATTTTCGAAGAGTTCCAGCGCAGGCTGGGAGGGGACGCTCTGTTCCACTGGTGTCATATAGAGGAACCAACTAACAGCACGTGTGCCGCTAAGTTGGAATTCTCTAGAGAGGGACCAATGGGACAGAACGCCGCTCTTGCAAACTTGATTTCCGGCCGGATCGGCCAGTTACCAAGGGTGCCTGCCTGCGCGGATTCAACCATACAAAAGGGCTTGGCCATTATCGACGAGCAGATCCTGCTCCACCGAGATCATGACCTAGTCCTATCATACTGCCCTCCCCTAAGTCCTGTGTTCTGGCAATACTTCCGATTGTGTGTCTTCGACACGAATCGGGGGATATTAGCCAGGACATTCCGACTCTGGGATAGAGCAGATGATATGGTTAAACGCCTCCCGCCATTGTCCTCACGGATGTACGAGCGAGATATTGTCGCAGGACCAGACTTCAGAGTTCCACTCGGCGAGTGGATACAACTTTGGGTCGAGGTCCTGTCACTACCAAAAGTAGTGCCAATGAATCTTTCCAAATCGGTCAACTTCAATCTAGACTATAATAGTTATAGAGAGATGGCTGATCGAAAAGGTGGATTCAAAGGAGCAATATCTCGTCCGGATCCGGAGACCATCTTTGGTCCCTTACTGGAGCTCGCGAGCGTAGCCGCAGAGTTCGCAGGGGTTCGAATTCCTAACCTCCCTTTCTTCGGCGATGCCTCGAAGGGGAAGCGTTGGGTTCGCGCCCTCTCACGGTCATTGTCTACCTTTAGACAATGGAAAAAGAATACGGAAAGAATTGATCTTGCCTGGCAGTTTGCCGAGCAACTTCAACGCAGACCGCGTTCTGGATCCAGAGTCCTTTGGGAGCCAATCCACCATGAGTTGGGAACCTCAGTGGTTCTGAGGGCGGAAGGTGGTCCTCTTCTAATTCTTGAGAAAGAACTGGAAGGGGAGCCCTTTCGCTGATCCAAAAGTTAGTAGCTTAACTACTCG